ATTAGATGAAGTTGCTCGTCCGTTCATATTTGAACCAAACGATACAATTACACGTAACCAAGTTAAACAAGCATTTGAATCAGTACTTAATGATGTAGTTGCTAAACGTGGTATCTACGATTACTTAGTAGTTTGCGATACAACTAACAATACACCAGATCGTATTGACCGTAACGAATTGTACATCGATATTGCAATTGAGCCAGTTAAAGCAATTGAATTCATCTACATTCCAGTACGTTTGAAAAATACAGGTGCTATTGCAGCAGGGTTATAATTAATAAAGTATGTATATAATGGGGAAGGCGACTTCCCCAGTTATGTACTAAGAAAGAACTAAATATATAAAAGGAATACTAAGATGGCAACATCATCATTAAGCAAGTTTACCGTACCGCTAAGTACAAACCAAAGTGCAAGTGCGCAAGGTTTGTTAATGCCTAAATTAAAGTTCCGCTTTCGCGTAACATTTGAGAATTTTGGTGTTAGTCAACCATCAACTGAGTTAACTAAACAGGTTATGGATTTTAAACGTCCAACATTAAGTTTTGAAGAAATCTTAATTCCTGTATATAACAGTAAAGTTTACCTTGCTGGCAAACCAACCTGGGACGCTGTTACCTGCAACCTACGTGATGATGCATCTGGCGAAGTTAGCAAACGTGTTGGTGAGCAACTACAAAAACAATTCGACTTTATGGAACAAGCTAGTGCTTCTAGTGGTATTGACTATAAATTCGTTACACGTTGGGAAGCCTTAGATGGTGGCAATGGCGCAAGTGAGCCAACAATCCTTGAATCATGGGAAATGTATGGTTGCTACTTGTCAAGTGCAGACTACGGTGATTCTAACTATGGTACAAATGATCCAATGACAATTGCATTAACAATTCGTTATGATAATGCTGTTCAAACTCCAGTTGGTACAGGTGTTGGTAGTGTTGTTGCAAGAACATTAGGTACTACAATTACTGGTTAATACCCGTAAATGAAACAACTTAAAAGCTCGGTTAATTACCGGGCTTTTTTTTGGCGATAAATAATATAAATGGATAGAACAAATGGCAGCCGGATTCTTTAACCAATTATTAACACAAATAAGCACAGGCGATGAAATAAAAGACTGGCAACATGCCTCTAAAACTTTTGTTGATGGATTATATAGACTTAGTCCTAAAATTGGAACAATGTTCCATGTGTTTATTGATATTAATCCAAATATTAAACCTGGTGATAATACTGAAATTGGCATAATGGCAAAAACAGTTACGTTACCTAAATTTACTGTACAAAATAAAGTATTAAATGCCTACAATAGAAAAATTATTCATCAAGAACGAATTAACTATGACCCGATTAGCTTTACATTTCATGATGATAGTTCTAATGTAGTCCGTGACTTTTGGCAGGGATACTACCAGTATTATTATAGAGACTGGGAACAACAAGAACAGGTATATAAACAAGAATCTAAATATAAAAAACGTACTTCACAAAATTGGGGATTTAGCCCAGTGGCTAATGGCACAGGTGCACCTAATTATATCACAGCTATTCGAATTTATAGTCTACATCAGAAATCATTTAGCAGTTATATTTTAATAAATCCAACAATACAAAGTTTTGCACATGGGCAACATACTGCTGGGGATTATAGTCCTATGGAACATAGTATGACTGTAGCATATGAAGCAATTCATTATGAATCGGGCCCAGTTGCCAGTGGCAAAGTGCAGGGGTTCGCACAGGTACATTACGATAAGTCAGCTAGCCCGTTGTCAAGTTTAGGCGGCGGTACAACTAGCATACTTGGACAGGGTGGATTAGTGCAAGGTATTGGTGATGTTTTAACTAACCTAGGCAGCGGCAACTTCGGCGCTGCGGCATTGGGTGCATTACGCACAGGATCCAATTTTAAAAATACTAATATTAAAAATGTAGCTTCGGCAGAACTTAAACAAACTGCAATGAATATACTTCGTGGACAGAATACACAGAGCACAGTATTTGTACCGACTATATCAAGTGTACAAACGGGATTAGCTAAAGCAATAACACCTGCAACAAGAAAATCCTCGGGCAACATGAATTAAAGGAATAATATGTCAGTAACTGGAAATTTACCACCAAGCGTTGATACAAATAGTACAACGACTTACTTTAATAATTTTTTTAATCCTAACTTTACAATCGGTCAAAATGCCGACGATGCTATAGTGGGATATTTTCAAACCGTGACAGGCAATAAAGAAAGTGGATCAGCACTAGCCGCATCTGTTATCTACACTGCACAAACACAGGGTATCGATCCAATGACAATACTTGATGAATTTCGCAAATTAAATAAAAATGAACTTAATGCATATCTAACAATGTTTCTTAACTTAAATAGAGTTAATACTAGTTTATTAGGACTTAGCAATAGTCCGCAACTAAACAAATACATAGCACGATCTATCCTTGCATAATGAATATCACAGAATAGTGTAAATACTGCGGAACGACAACTAATAAAGGTAATTATTCGCGTTGGCACAACACAAATTGTAAAGGATATAGAGATGGCAAAGTATGCTAGCGGAAAATATATTATAAAAAATCCAGAAAAATATATAGGAAAACGAGCACCCACTTATCGGAGTAGTTGGGAATTCACATTTATGTGTTTTGCTGATAATAACCCATCTGTTATTAACTGGGCTAGTGAAGCAATTACTATTCCATATCGCAATCCAGTAACTGGCAAGAATACAGTGTATATTCCAGATTTTCTTGTAGTCTATTTAGATGCAAATCAACAACGTCATACTGAACTTATTGAAATTAAACCTAGCAAAGAAACAACAATGGAAGCAGCTAAAAGCTATCGTGACAAACTATCAGTAGCTATTAACCTAGCTAAATGGGCTATGGCAGATCAATGGGCTAAATCACACGGTATGCGTTTTAGAGTAGTATCAGAATTTGATATTTTTAAAAACGTTAAACGTTAGATACTATGCAACGAATCAAATTAAAAACAGTTGAAATAATATACGGTCATCGGTGCAATCTTAGTTGTCGTGGTTGCTCTAGTGGATCCGACTTCATTAAAGATTCTCAATTTGATCCAACAATAGAATCAATATACAAAAGTATAGAAGATCTTAGTAAGTATGTTGACCCAGAATCAATAGATCTCATTGGCGGCGAATTGTTCCTATATTGGGATAAAGTACAGCTTATAGTTAAAAAAATCCGAGAATACTATCCGACTACCGTGATCTGTTTGTTAACCAATGGCCTACTAATAGATAAATTTAAAAAACCATTATTATCACTATGTGAAACTTATCACCCATGCAATGTAGATATAACTGATCATTTTACATTATTTTCGCGAGATGTAATTGCAAAGAAATATCATGCTAAATTAGATAAATTCGTAGAGAACTTAGCCGCTGACAAGGTATCGTCTATACCATTGACGCTTGATGTAACTTGGTTAAAAAATAATAAAGATGCTGTAACAGCAACTAATTTACATAAATTATCATCATGGGCGGAAATATATCACGTAAACTCAAATACTGTCCAAGTTTCAAGGCTCGCAGAATTCAAAGCCGGATATTTTGAAATTGATGGATTATTGAAACCATATGCCACAAATGATCCTGCGGGCTCGTATGCTAATGGTTGCGGTATGCCGCATTGTCATGCACTTGTTGATTCTAAGTTATACAAATGTAGCTGGTTTTTAGTAATGCCATATCTATTAAAAATTAAAGGACAACTCGATGATCCGGACTGGCAAAAATATTTAAAATACAAGCCGATAGATTTAACTAATACAACTCCTGAAGAGCTTGAACATTTTTATATTACAAGTAGTCGAGAAATTGGATTATGTGATGTGTGCAATAACAATCAGAGCACTAACATACGACAAACAAAATATAATGTTATACCAATACACAATAAATAGTTTACTATGACAAAAAAACTTGAAGAACTCTTTAACCTTGCTCCTACTGAAGAAGCTACCGTAGACGACGCAACCACCACAATTGAAGAAAATAGAGCACTCATTGAAGAAATGGATCTTACTATTGATAAAATTGATGCGGCACTGCCACACGTCAACGATCTAGATGTAACTGATAAAGAACTAGATGAGTTAAGTGACCTAGCTAAAGACAAGTTTCAAGACCTAATGGATTTAGGTATGAATGTTGAAGCACGCTTTAGCGGGCATATCTTAGCCACAGCGGGTACATTGCTAGGACATGCAATCACTGCTAAACAGGCTAAGATTGATAGAAAGATACGTACAATTGATCTACAACTTAAAAAGATGCGATTAGATCAGCAGGCAGCAAAAGATGCTAGTAAGACAGATGGTGATAAGTTACTTGATGCGGTAGATGGTACTAGCGGTGGTGTAGTGCTTGATAGAAACGCCTTACTAGCACAGATACTAGGCAAAAGCAAGCCAGATTAAAACAGCAATTTTGAATAAATAACTGTAAGGATATATAAAACTATGAAGAATTTTCTACAACATTTAACTGAAAGTCACAAGACCTATGAGTTTCGCATTAAAATTGCTAACATTGACCCAGCTGAAAAACTAGCAGTATTGGAAGCAGCACTTGATGCATATGGCTTAGAAAGTATGAGTAAAGCTAAACGTTTACCAATTCAGCCTAGTGATATTGATTTTCCAAGTATGGCAAACTGTCAAATTTATTTGATGGATGTTGTACTTACATATCCAGTTAACGAAGCACAACTACGTGCCATTGTTAGCGAGCGTGCAGGCATTCCACAGGCAAGCATTGTAGTAGTAAGTCCGCATCACCCAGAAGAACAACGTCGTTGGAATTTAGAAGGCAACGATGTGCGTGAATTCAAAAAAGGTGAAGCAGTATTAGATAAAGAATACTCACATGATGAATGTGCCTGCGGCGAAGAAGCTAGTAAAGCATACAGTCAAGGTAGTTTTCTTAAAGAATTAAACAAAGTTAAGTTTGAAATTGCTGGCAATGAACCGGCAGATGGTAAAACAACAAATGATTTACCACAAGGAACACAAAGCCCAGTGGGCTCAGTACAAAATAAAATACCAAGCCCAGTTAAAGGAAAATAATAAAATGAGCAACAACATCTACAACATCTTAGGCAAGTTAAAAGGCATTTCTGATACTGCCGCATCGACGCCAGATACAGAAGCTACTACAGTCTACGAAAGCGTGGATGCACGTGGTAGTATCACCGAAGCAGTTAAGGCTTTAGAAGCAAAATATCAAACTTTTAAAGAAGCTGCCGCTAAACCAGACTTCTTAGACTTAGATAAAGATGGCGACAAGAAAGAGCCAATGAAGCAAGCTGTTAAGGAAAAAAAAGCTGAACCTTTTAGTAGCGACGACTACGATGAATACGGTGTACGTCACTCCTCATCTTTTAATCAACCACCTAAGAAAGCAGTTAAAGATA